ACACGCCCGTTGACGAAGCGCAAGTTGAGGTATTTAGTGTTGATGACAGTTACCAGGACTGCATGGCATTGGCTGACGCCGTTAGAAACGCACTAGATCGCAGCGACTATAAGTCAGTAGTGCCGTCACTTCAGATTGATGTACGCTCGATACAATACACAAATGAAGTCACTGAAGTAAGCGCAGACCGAAAGACATACGTCGCCATTCAGGACTACACAATAAGAATAGCAAGATGAATTTTATTCTAGAAAACTGGGCGGAACTAACGCTCGCATTGCTCGCATTGGTCAAGGTTATCATTAACCTGACACCAACCGAAAAGGACAACAAGGTATTTGGCTACCTAGACCTCCTGATTAATACAATAATTGCAGACCGCAAAAAACCTTCTAACAACAACTGATTATGGCACAGACCACAGGGATTATGAATGGCAGCCAGATCACCGTGATGTTCGGTGACGCTGGAGCCACACCAACGTATGTTGTCGTCGACAACGTAACTGACTTGAGCGCATCAATTCAAACCGATACGCGCGACACCACGACCAAGAACAACGCAGGATACCGCGCTATCTTGCCTGGCTTGAAGTCGTTGTCTATCAACTTCAGCGCGTTCTATGCTGACGACGCAACACAAGGCTTTGACGAGCTGATGACCGCGTACAACGCAGGCACGAAGCAGGCAGTAAAAGTAACGTCATACGACTTTGATTCATCAGCAGAAAACACTGGCGATCACCGTTTGTCGTTTGATGCATACGTCACTAACTTGGAGCTGTCAGCAGGAACTGAAGACAACGCCGCGTTTACTTGCACAATGGAGTGCGTGAGCGCTATTACTTACGAAACGATTGCTTAATGACAATCACACTAGACAACCAAACGTTTCCAGTGCGCGCAAGCATGCGTGCCTGGCGTGAATTTGAAAACGCAACTGGTCAAAAGGTTAGCAAAATACAAGACGATGATGTGACGGCTATGCCAGAGCTGTTGTACTATTTTGTTGCTGAAGGTTGCCGTAAGCAAAACATGACGTTTGAGATGTCAGTGGATGATTTTCTAGGACTGATTCAAGTTGGCGATTTGCCAGAAATCGTAAAGGTGATTCGTGATAGCATGTCACCAGACGGCGAAAAAAAAACCGAGCTGACGACGACGCACCACTCGAATGGGACGAAGTAGAGGAGTTAGGGTTAGGACTGTTAGGTCTTGACTTTGACTCTCTCTACTCTCTCACCTTTAGAGAGTTTGGCAACGCCGTTCGCGGTCGCTACAAATTCCTAGAACAGGCACAACGCGCTGACTGGGAACGGACGCGATGGCAGACGGCGTTGCTGCTTAATGTACATACGAAGAAAGGCGCAAGCGTCAAACCAAAAGACCTTGCAACTTTCCCATGGGAGAAGCAAGCGAAGGCTAACCCAAGCAAAGGATGGGCGACACTAAAAGCACTAGCAACAAAAGACAATGGCATCACTAGGTGATTTGGTAGTAAAGATTGGCGCGGATACGCGGGATCTAAACAAGCAGCTTGGCAAAGTGCAGCGCGAGTTGCGCGGTATGACTGGCAACATTACACAGCTGGGCAAAAACATGACGCGCAGTATTACGTTGCCATTGGCTGCGTTAGGTGCAGCAGCAGTGAAAAGCGCAGCAGACCTTGAAACGCTCGAAACGTCGTTTATTAGTTTGACTGGCGGCGCCGAGCAGGCATCAATGATGGTTCAACAGCTAAACAAATTCACAGCTGAAACTCCATTTCAATTAGAACAGGTAGGTAAGGCAGCGCGTCAGTTGATTGCAGCTGGTGCGGGCATTGACGAGGTTAATACGCAGTTACAATTTTTGGGAGATATTGCGGCAACTAGTGGCAGTAGCATTGACGAGATAGCCGCCATCTTTGCTAAGGTACAAGCTAAGGGTAAGGTTGAGCTCGAAAACCTAAACCAATTAGCCGAGCGCGGCATTCCAATTTTTACAGCGTTAAGTGAGGCAACAGGGTTGTTACCGTCTGAGCTTGGAGCTGGTCGCGTTAGTGTTAAGCAGTTTAATCGAACATTAAAATCATTTGCTGATGCGGGCGGTTTCGCTGAAGGCGCAATGAAGCGTTTAAGTCAAACAGCCACAGGCAAATTGAGCACGGCATTAGATAATTTGAAATTGGCTGGCGCTAGTTTAGCTGACGACGTATTGCCAAAAATCAGCGAGTTGATTGATGGCATAACATCGTTAGCCCAAAATTTTACAAACCTATCGCCTGACATTAAAAAACTAATTGTCAACTTCGGTTTGTTAACCGCTGCAATTGGTCCAGTCATTGCAGTTTTGCCACAGCTTGCTAACCAAATGAAATTAATAATTGGGCTTATTGGTGGCGGCGGTGTTGGTATTGCCGTGGCTGCGTTGGCTGGTTTAATAACGACGTTTGCAACGCTGAGAAAAGAAACAACAACCATACAGGATAGATTAAACAAAGCGCAACAAGATGCAAATAAAGCAGCAGCTAAAAGCATTGCCGATGTGCGCGTATTGGTTAATGAATACGGCAAAGAAAACACAGAGTTAGAGCGCAAGGAAACGATACTTAGAACGCTGCGCAACATTAGTCCAGAATACTTTGGTGAATTAAAAACAGGGACAACGACAATTAATGATTTAACAACTGCAACAAAGCTTTATACACAAAGCATCAAAGAAAATGCTAGGCAAATTGCAGTACAAGAAGCTCAAGCGGATCAATTAAAAGCCATTGCTGAGAGACAAAAGGATTTGTTAGGTTATGAGCAAAAGCGTGCGCAAATACTTGCAGAGTATGACACAAACATGGATGGCATACTCGATGTACACGAACAGGCTGAACAAGCGTTAAAATCATGGAATGCAGCTTTTGATTTCGAAACATATCGTGTATTAGGTGGATACATCGCATCAGCAGAAGCGGACATCCAAAGTATGACGGATGAGCTATTAGAATTTAATAAACGATTTGCTCAAACTGATGACGTCGTTGAGGACACAGGAGAAACAATAAGCCACACGACAAGCGCACAAATACCAGGTTTCTTGGCTGGTTTGGATGCGATGGACGTGAAGACAGAAAAGGTTGCAGATCGCGTTGAAACACTTAAGAAACATTTAGAAGGTTTAGATAGCACTACGAAACAAACGCAAATGACAATGGGTCAATTTTTTAGTTCGTTGGAAAACGTGCAAGTGCAATCAGAACAAACAACACAAACTACAAATCAAATGGGCGCGGCTATGGTTAACGCTTTTGGCAATGCGGCGTCAAGCGCTGAAAGTTTCGCAGGCTTTGCCATTCAAGCCATCAAAGGCGTAATTATTGCTTATCTGGCTGAAGCAAAAACACGCGTTATCGCAAACTCAGCTGAGGCGGCGGCGGGTACTGGACCAGCATATCCATTTGTAATGGCTGGAATGATTGGCGCTGGTATGGCGCTGATTAACAAGATTCCAATTCCAGCACTGGCTGAAGGAGGTTTGGCAAGCGGTCCGACTATGGCAATTGTCGGTGATAACAGAAACGCCGCGATTGATCCTGAGGTTATCTCGCCATTGAGTAAATTGAAAGACATGATGGGCGGTAGTCAAGTAGAGGTCTTTGGACGCATCAGCGGCAATGACATTTTCTTGAGTAACACACGCTCAGGTTTCAAACGCAACAGATACAGCTGATGTCATATCCTAGATACGCAACCAGCGACACAATCTACTCTCTCAATGACGATAACTGGGAGGTTGAGATTGTGCGCAATAGCGCCGTACAAAGCACCAACCACAAGTTTGAGGTAGGACCGTCTGGCGTGCAACTCATTTATGAGAGCGAACAGGATGACGTGTTGTTGCCTGGCATCGTTCATTCGCGCTGTGAGGTTGAAACGATTTGGACGCCTGATGTAGCAACCGAGCTTGACGACATGATCGAAGCTATGGTTGATAGCGCAGACGGCGTTTGGTTCATGCAAGTGTACAGGAATGGCGATCGCTTTTGGTTTGGTCCAATCCTAATTGATGAAGTGCAGCTGCAAGAGACGAGCGCAGCACGCAGCTGTAGGATTGTAGCGAGCGATGGCATCAGCCTACTAAAGACAGTTGATTACAACGACAACGGAAGCGAATACGAGGACGCGCAAAAGATATTTAATGATGTCCTAGTAAACATCCAAGAGAAATGGGTGAGCTTCGATTACGTAGATTCGGTAACGAGTGGAGCTGAGCGCCGTATCGCCGTGTGTGATGACATATACAGCCAAGACATTTGGACGGTAGGCACAACGCCATCAGGTACGGATCAACGCTTGGCGTCACGCATGCAGCTGTTGCCAAACATGTACAGCTACATAAACGATGAGGGCGATAATGAATATGTGAGCTGTTACGATTTGCTCGATAGCATTTGTAAAACGCTGTTGTGGCGGTTGTATTACTATGATCATGGCTGGTGGTTTATTCCATGCTACAACCAAGAGTCAACGTTAGATGG